ATGATCATTGAGCGCCTCAACACCTTGGCCGTGCTGCCGTTTGACCCTGTGAAGCTGGCGACCCATTGCCGAGTGGACGGGGCGGCGGGGTTGACGGAAGTCACCGAACTCGGCCGCGTGGCCGCTGCCGAGCTGGAACAGGTGGCGCATGTTGCCCTGTTCGATCAGACGATCCGCCTGACGCTGGAAGGCTGGACGCGCGCGGCCACGCTGGCCCTGCCCATCTCTCCGCTACTGGACCCGCTGTCTGTCACGGTGACGGTGGATGGGCAACCCTTCGATGCCTTCGCCATCGTGACCGGCCAGCGTCCTACCTTGCGTGTGGTCGAGCCCCCGCCGCCCGGCGTGATCGTGATCGAGTATGTCGCGGGCTATGGCGATGCACTGGCCGATCTGCCAGCCGATCTGGTCCACGCAGTCATGGATCAGGCATCGGCCTACTACGACACGCGCGGCATCGGTGACAGCAAGAGCAACGGCATGTCCCCTCACATGGCCCGCATCGCGGCCCGTCATCGCCGCGTTGCGGTGTGAGAGGGGGCAAGGCCATGTTCGCAGGACCGAATGACTTCAACAGCATGGGCGACCTCTTCGGAAATGGTCCCAATGCCGGCGTTTTGGGCCGCGTAGAAGACCGGCGTGTTGACTTTTGCGCTTTCTCTCGCAGAGCGGGAGAAAGCGAGGCCGATACCGCCATCCGGTTCCTGCAAACCCTGCGCATCCCCCAGGGCGAGAACGCCGGGAACCCTCTGACCTTGGCCCCCTTCCAAGAGCAATTCGTCCGGGGCGCACTGGCAGACAACATCACCACGGCCGTTCTGAGCATCGGACGGGGTAATGCCAAAACCGCCCTGTCGGCTGGCATCGCTCTTGGCGGTCTCGTCGGTGCATGGGACCGCCAGCCGCGCCGGGAAATCCTGATTGCCGCCCGGACGCGGGATCAGGGGCAGGTGGCCTACAACTTCGCCCGCGACTACTGCGAATATCTGCCGATCGACGTGCGGCGGCACTTCATCTTCCGTCGCGCACCCCGGCTTGAGATCGAGTATGAGGGCGACGGCGGCGGGCATGTGCTGCGCGTGATCGCAGCGGACGGCAAGTCTGCCCTAGGGACCGCCCCGACCATGTGCCTGCTGGATGAACGTGGGCATTGGGCAATGGAGAAGGGGGACGAGCTGGAAGCTGCCCTGCTGTCCGGCTTGGGCAAGCGCAACGGCCGCGCGCTGATCATCAGCACGTCCGCGCCCGACGACACGCACCCCTTCTCCAAGTGGATAGATGATCCACTGCCCGGCTCCTATGTGCAGGAGCACCGGCCCCCGCCCGGCCTTCCCGCCGACGATCTCCCCTCGCTTGTCGTGGCGAACCCCGGTTCCGTCTTCGGCATCGGCACGAAGATGGATCGGCTGGAAGCCATGGCCAAACAGGCCATCGCGCGCGGCGGGTCCAGCCTGAACGGCTTCCGGCTTTACAACCGGAATGAGCGGGTTAGCGGCGAGACCCGCGACCTTCTGGTGACGATGGACGAATGGCTTGTTTGCGAGGCAGGCGACCCGCCACCCCGCGAAGGCCCGGTCGTGATCGGGATCGACCTTGGCGGGTCTGCATCCATGACGGCCGCTGCTTTCTACTGGCCGGAGACGGGCCGTCTGGAATGCCTTGGCACCTTCCCGGCATCGCCTTCGCTCTTGGATCGCGGCATCATGGATGCCGTAGGTGACCGCTATGTGCAGATGCAGGACCGCGAAGAGTTGTCGGTTCTGGGCGACAAGACGGTGCCCGTTGCGCCTTGGCTGTCGCAGGTGGTCCGGCACGTCGAAGGCCAGTCCATCGCGGCAATCACGATGGACCGCTACAAGCAATCCGAGCTGCTGGAAGCTCTTGGCCGGGCGGGCATCCGTGCGCCGCTGGTCTGGCGCGGTCAAGGCTTCCGCGACGGAGGCGAGGATTGCGAACGGTTCCGACGCGCGGTCTTTGACGGGAAGGTCATCACCCGGCCATCTCTACTCATGCGGTCTGCGCTGGCCGATGCGGTCTGCCTGCGAGACCCGTCCAACAACCTGAAACTTGCGAAGGCCCGGTCAAACGGCCGGATCGACGCTGCCGCCGCCTCGGTTCTGGCCGTGGCCGAAGGCGCGCGCATCGCCGGGCGACCGAAGGCGAAGGCGAGGGTGGTATGGGCATGAGGGCCGGAAAGATGGACCTGCGTATCGTAGTCGAGCGCCTGTCCGACACCGTGGTGAACGAATACGGCTCCCCGACTTATGGCTGGCTGGTGCTGCATTCCTGCTGGGCACAGCTGGTGACGCGCAACACCCAGGACGCCTTGACGGGCGAGGTCGAGGCCGTCGCCTTCCGCATCCGGTTTGTGGCCGGGCTGCAAAGCACTGATCGGGTGAGCTTCGACGGGCGGGCCTATGAAATCCGCGAAATCGCGCCGTGGGAGCGCGGCGGCATTCTTGAGCTGCGATGTGTCCGCGCGGGGGTGGCCCCGTGAGCGTCCGCAAGGAACATCATCGCTATTCCCAGAAAGTCACCCGCACCGCGCGCTGGAAGGTGCTGCGCATGTCCATTCTGGAACGCGATGGCTACTGCTGCACAGCCTGCGGCTGTGGCGGGCGGCTTGAGGTGGATCATATCAAGCCAGTCAGGACGCACCCCGAGCTGTCTTATGAACCGGCCAATTTGCAGGCGCTTTGCCCGTCCTGCCACACCAAGAAAACCCGGATCGAATGCGGGCACCGCCCGCTTCCCGAGAACCGCCGCGAATGGCGGGACTTCGTGTCTGACCTTGAGGTCAGGCCGAAACAACGAGGCATCAGCATGAAAGGCTTGAACGATGCTTGAGAGCGTAAAGATCGCACGGCGGCAAAGCGAAATCCGCCAGCAACTTGCGGTTTTGGTTGGCAACGCCAGCCCGACCGAGGATGAAACCCGAAGCATGGAGACGATGGACGCGGAGTATCGCGCCAACGAAACCCGCTACAGGGCCGCCCTGATCGCAGAAGACACCGAACGCCGCGAAGCCGGAGCTGATCTCGAAACCCGTTCCGGCCGGGAATGGGCCGGTCTGGTGAGCGGCTTCGAGCTGCGCCAGGTGGCGCTTGCTCTGGACGAGGGCCGGGCGCTGGCGGGACAGACGGCCGAGGTTGTGACCGAGCTGCGCAACGCGGGCGGCTATCGTGGCATTCCCGTGCCGTGGGCGGCGCTGGAAAAGCGGGCCGGGGAAACCGTCGCGGCGGGCACCCCGAACCCGACCCAGACCATGCCGATCATCGACCGGCTGTTCCCGGCGTCGGTCGCGGCCCGGATGGGCGTTCAGATGATCGCCATCGAAGCGGGGCTTGCGGAATGGCCGGTTGTGACATCGGGCGTCACGGCCGGTTGGGCGGGGACGGAAACCGGCAACGTGTCCGGCCCGACCGCCTATGCCACGACTGACAAGGCGCTTGCGCCGAACAACACCCTTGGCATTCAGATGCGCTTGACCCGCAAGGCGCTGAAGCAAAGCGGCGCGGCCTTGGAAGATGCAGTGCGGCGCGACATGAACGGCGCAGTTGCGGCCGCGATGGATCAGGCGACCTTCCTTGGGACCGGCTCTTCGGGCCAGCCGCTGGGCCTTATTCCCGGCGCGGCAACCTATGGCATCACGTCCACCGCCGTGGCGGCGGTGGCATCTTGGGGCGCGTTCCGTTCGGCAGTGGTTCGGTTCATGGCTGGCAATGCGGCGACGGGGCCGGGCGATGTGAAGGCGTTGATCCGGCCCGAAGCCTGGGACCGGCTGGACGGCCAACTTACCGGCGACGGCGGCTTCCGCTTCGAGTTCGACCGCCTGAAAGATAACCTCGGGGAAGTCGTCATTTCCGCCGCCGCCTTGGCCGCTCCGACCGGATCGCCGCTTGCCTGCACCGCGCTGCTGACGACAGCGGCCGGAGGCGTCGCCCCGGCCTATGTTGGCCTGTGGGGGGCCATCGACCTGATCCGCGACCCGTTCAGCGATGCACAGTCGGGCGCACTCCGGCTGACCGCGCTCGCCACTGCCGATGTGACGGTGGCGCGCGGCGTCCAGTCGCAAATCCTGACCGGGGTTCAGGTGGCGTGATGCTCTGGGGCGCGCATCAGGGCGGCCTTGAGCTGCGCAGCGTAGGCGGGGAAACCCGCCTTCGGGCAACCTTCCCCTATGGCCGGGAGACCGTGCTGGCCGAAGGTGGCCGGGGCGGCCAGACCCGCAAGGAAGTCATCGCCCCGCGCGCCTTCGCGGCCCGCATCGCTGCTGGCGAAGACATTCACTTTCTGTCCGGCCATGACTTTGAAAAGCCCCTCGCCTCACGGGCGGCAGGCACACTTACCCTGACGGACACCGCTGCCGCCCTGATCATGGAAGCTGTGATCGCGGCCGAGCTGCGGGCGGTGTCCTATGTGGCCGACTTCCTTGCGGCGCAGGCCGCAGGACTGATCACGGGACTTTCCCCCGGCTTCCGCGTCCCGGCCGAACCCGGCGCGGAAACGGTCGAGGCCAAGCGGGATGGTGCCATTCTTCGAACTGTCCGCAAGGCGCAGCTCTTCGAGCTGTCGGCCGTGACCCGGCCCGCCTATCCCGAAGCCCAGATTGAAGCCCGCAGTTGGCAGGCGACCGAAGCCCCCAGCCCGCGCCCGTCTCACCCCTTGAACCGTTGGAGGCTCTGATGTTCGGCCGTCTCTTCAAGCGCCTTGCCCCCCAGGGCGAACGCCGGTCTTCCGGCACCGGCTACACCGCTGCCGTCATGGCCGCGCGGGAAAACTACATCACCGGATCGGGCGGCGTGGCCGAGCTGACCGCCACCGTGCAGGGCTGTGTCAGCCTTTGGGAAAGCGCCTTCGCGCTGGCCGATGTAGAAGGCACGAACCTGTTGGACCGGCGCACCATGGCGCTGATCGCCCGTGCGGCCGCGCTGCGCGGCGAAGCGGTGCTGCTGATCGGGCCGGGTGGCCTTGTGCCCTTCGCCGATTGGGACATTGCCACCCGTGACGGCATCCCGCGCGCCTATCGCGGCACGGTCAACGAGGCGGGCGGCGGCCGATCCGTGACCGCTCTGGCGGCCGAGGTGCTGCACCTTCGCATCGGGTCCGAACCGCTGACCCCATGGGCGGGCACCGCACCCCTGCGGCGCGCGTCCCTGTCGGCATCGCTGCTGTCCGAGGTGGAAACCGCGCTACGCGACGTTTACCGCGATGCACCCTTGGGCAGCTTGATCGTGCCCTTGCCCGAGGGATCGGCCGATGACATGGAAGCCATGCGCAATGCCTTCCGGGGGCGGCGCGGATCGTCTCTGGTGATCGAAGGTGTCGCGCAGGCCACGGCGGCCGGGATGAACCCGAACCTTGGGAAATCGCCGGATCAGCTGTCCCCCGATCTATCGCGCAGCATGACGGCCGAGACGCTTTCGGCCGCCCGCAGTGCCGTGGCCTTGGCTTTCGGCGTCCTGCCCGGCCTTCTGAACCCGGCCGCCACCGGCCCCGTGGTGCGCGAGGCGCAACGCCATCTTGCCGGGTGGGTGTTGCAGCCCTTGGCCGAGCTGCTGGCCGAGGAAGCCACGGCAAAGCTGGGCGGGCGCGTCCTGATCGACGTGGGCCGCCCGCTGCAAGCCTTCGACGCAGGCGGCCGTGCCCGCGCGCTGGCAACCCTGATCGACGCCATGGGACGGGCGAAAGAGCTGGGGCTGTCACCCGATCAGCTGCAACAGGCCCTTGTCGCCGTCAACTGGGGCGGCGGGGATCAGAATGCTTGAGCGCGACAGCTATCGGGCAACCTGTGTTGTGTTCAGCCAACTGGCCATCCGGCTATCCAGCTGGCGCAGGATTTCTTCCGCTCGCGCTTTGTCCTTCTGGTTCACAAGGGCTTCCAAGGCCAGATGCACCCCACGGTGCATGTCTTCCACATCTTCAACCGCGCTCTTTGTCGCTGCCTTCATCCGCCTTCACCTTCTTCAAACGAACACCCGGCCCTTCGCCATTCTCCGGCACGAATACCACCCCCGCCGCTTCCAGAGCTTCGCGCAAGGCGGCCAGCGTTCGCGCGTAGGGTTGGCGCTGGTCCAGCTCAAAGGCGGCAATTGTTGCCTTCGCCACCTGCGAAGCGCGCGCAAGATCATCTTGAGACAGGCCGACAAGGGCGCGGGCGGCTCTGCATTGCGCTGGCGTCATGGGCAACCTTAGAATTTTGATCTTGTCTTGTTTCTTGATCTAAGGCTAGATCATTGGACCAACCCTTGAAAGGAGAAACTGCAATGACCATCGCAACCCCGGTTTCGGGGAACGAACCCGCTTTGCCCGAAGCCACCGCCCGTCGCCCCCTCTGCGCAATGGAGGTCGATTTTCTCGAAAGGGCGGAAAGCGCCACCTTCGAGGCGCAAGGCGACTTCATCGTCCTGACCGCCAAACTGCGCAGGCAGCAACAGGGTGTTTCGGCCCCATCGCCCCGCCCGAACATGCGCCGCGTCTCTTTCGAAGTGGACGTTGAAAAACTGCATCTGTTGCAGGAAGCCTTGTTCGATGCCCCGCGCCGCCTCGTCCAGTTGGAAAACTACATGAAGTTGCTGCGCGACCTCGCCACTTCCGAAGACTTCATGCAGGAATACGGCCCCGGTGATCCCCGCTTCGCATCTGCCTTCGACATGGCATCAGAGGGCGTCCGCGCCATGATCCTGCGCGAAGGCGCGATGTTCGGTGAGCTGTTCGACCTGATCGACGCAGAACAGAACATCCGTAAGGTCGCGTGACAAAAATCTTTCTGCCGTCGCCGCCATTAGGGCTTGACCCCCTAATGGCGGCGACCACATATAGGGGTATGCAAAACGGACCCTTCAACCAGATCATCGCGCAGCACTTCGGCATTGACCTGTCCTTGGTCAAGCAGATCAGCCGCGCTTTGCGTGAGGACGGCCAGTTGACCACGGGCGCAAGAGGCGTGAACGCCCCGCACATGACCCCGGCCGATGCCGCGCGGGTCACGATTGCCATTCTGGCGGGGTCGATCCCGACCACGGCCGCCGAAGATGTGCGGCTCTGGGGGGGCTTTGAGGTCAGCGACCACCTTTTGGCCGCAGATGACACTATCCCGCCCGGCCCCTTCCGCGCCGCGAACCCCGATGTAGATTGCACGTTGCTGGAAGCCCTGACGGCGATCTTCGAGCTATATGGCGACGTTGCCGTGTTGGATGCCCACGTTTGGCATCTTGGCGGGCAGCCGATGGAAGCCACCCTTTCCGTGGCCCTTTCCGAGCGGCCCCGATCTGTCACCATCACCGAAGAGGGAGCGCAGATCGTGTTTTCTGACGTGCAGAACAGCAAGGCCATGCAGGACGCTTTCGCCAACCAGACGGTGGCCCGCGAGAGGTTCTATTCCGCGACCAAGGCAGGCGATCTTGCCGCCGTTGAGCTTGCAGAAGCTGATATGGCCGCCGCCTCGGAAGCCCTGCGGGTCGGGACCGACCGAATGCTTGGCGACAAGACCGGCATCCGCGTGACCCGCACCTTGATGCAGGGCGAAATCATACCCGTCGCCCGCGCGCTGAAAGAGGGCTGATCGTGTCGCGCCCTTCCGCCCCTTCCATGCCGACCGAAACCCAGATCAGGGAGGCGCACAAAGTTGTCGTCACCTTGTCGCCGGGTGCCCGGATCGCGCGCGTCGGGCCGGAAGGTATCGTTTTCGACTACCCCGACACGCCGCAACCCGACAGTCAGTATCATGGCAAGCCGTTTTCCCCGGTGCGCAAATGATCCGGCCGCCCTTTCTCCGCTCCAAACTGCGCCGGGGGCGTTGGTTCCACACCTACCGGCGCGGGGCCAAGGAAATCTCGCTTGGGGTGCATGGCCTGCACCCGTCCGACCCCCGCGTGTTCGCCGCCTATTGCGCAGCCCACGCTCGCTGGGAGGATCGGCCCCCGGACACCCCGACGCCCAAAGGCGGCACCTTCGCTTGGGCGGTTGACGTGTATCAGGCATCGCCCCAATGGGCGCAGCTGGCGGCATCCACCCGCAAAAGCCGTGCCTCCATCATTCGGCGGTATGTGAAGGCCCAGGGCGACCGGCCACTTTCCCATATTCGGGGCGAAGACCTTGAAGCTGCGCTCTATTCGATCGGTGGCTTTGCCGCCGTGAATGAGCTGAAAGCCCTGAAACCGGTCTTCGCCCACGCCCACAAGCTGCGGATCATCGCCACCGATCCGACGCGCGGCCTGAAAGTCGAGCGACCGGAAACGGACGGCTTCCGCACGGCCGATGCTGACGAGATTGAGGCGTTCCAGACCCGTTGGCCTGTCGGAACCGTTGAACGGCTTGTCTTTGATCTGGCGCTTTATACCGGAGCTGCGCGCGTGGATCTGGTGCAGCTGGGGCGGCGGAACATCAAGGACGGTGTTCTGTCTTATCGGCGGCAGAAGTCGAAGGTCGAGGCGAACGTGCCTGTGACTGCCGAGCTGCGGGCGGTGATTGATCGCGCGGCCCATATCGCCCCCGCTTTCATCCTGAACCGCAAGGGCAAGCCCTACACCGCCGAAAGCATCGGCAACCTGTTCCGAGATGCAGCGAACGCCGCAGGAATGGTTGCACGGCTCCACGGCCTGCGGAAAGCCTTCTGTGTCTATTGGGCCGAGAAGGGCGTTTCCACACACCAAATAGCCGCCATGGCGGGCCATCTGACCCTCGGCGAGGTCGAGCGCTACACGCGCGCGGCCGACCGGCTCAAGATGGTAAAATTGCTGGTAGGGGAAGCATGA